GTACTGAGTCGTGCCCGCCGGGATCCTGTTGTCAATCGCGGTGACAGTGGTCTCGAGATCATTCATCTGCGAAAACAGCGGATTCACCAACGACCGTACAGCTTTCTCGGTTGGAATATTGGTATCACTGCCAGGATCTCCTATCGACGGCACGACAGGCACTACTGTTCCTGGCGTGTGCCGATCGGTCGTATCATGTCTGTCTTCTGTCAAATATTGAAGATGTGTGTCTTGATCTAAATTTGATAACGATCCATGATCAATTTGCCCACCATTTCCATTTGAATGATTATGTGTTTTTAGCAAATCGTCTATAACATCTGCATTATAATTTAGGTCATTAACATCCACATAATCACTAGTTCCTGGTTTTCGCAACCCATAATGATTTGTGTATTGCATTTACCCACCTCCAAACTTCAACAAAGTTTTCAAACGGTCAACTTTCATCAAAAGTTTGTTATATTCGCGAGCCGCCCTATTCTTCTCTTTTAAAATATTCTGATAATCGAGTAGGGCTTGGGCCTTCCCTGTACTCCCATCCTTAAATGATTCTATGATTTCGATTTTCTCTGCGCATAAATCCTCATACTTTGCAAGCTCATCAAATTTTTTCTCAAGTTCATCAAAAACTTCATTAACATATTTCTCATCTATTTTCATACATTCACCTCACGCCTTCATAATATATGCTAATTTGTAGTATGGGGGTCTTACGTCACAATCGTCACCACTGAACGTTGCTGAATGTGTATGCGGATCTGCCGTACCTTCGGCATTCCCACCAGCCGAACCCGTATCTCGCTCTATATATGAATTACCGGTAGCACGGCTTCCAGTTCCCGTATTCAACGTATTTCCTGTTCCTGTCCAATCACCATACGAATGACTATGCGCAATATTTTCTAAGGTTAGTGAGTAACTTCCTATAGTAACGGAGGCAGTTGGTTTGATTTGGTAATCTTGGGCGCCGGCAGGCGTCGGTCTTCCTGTGGCTCCAGGACTCAATGTTCCACCAGCCCCGATTACAAATTTATTTAGGAGGTTCGGCGTACCATTGTTCCCATCACACAAATACCAACCACTCGGTACCGTTGATCCCGACCACATTATTATAATGCCACTTGGCACAGCACCCCCAACCAAATCCTCATAATGTTTATTTCCACCCGAATAATATAATAAATCTGCATCCATTCCCGATCCATGCCCATCATTATTAACATTCCAAAAAATTGTATTTACATTGTCCTCTGTGTAATGCACACTATCGTGATTATGCCCCATATACACACTCATAATTTCATCATACTGTGTTTCGGCATGATTTAATAATGTGGTCGTTATGGTGGTTGTTGAAGTCCAATTTGTTTTTGTATATGCCATTTATGACACCTTCATAATATAATAGAGAGCATAATATGGTGGAATGTTCGAAAAAGTATTGAAAGTGACGGATTGGGAACCATGATCATGCGCAGAACCGCTACCTACTGCCGCTGTCGTCCTCTCTGTATCCGAATAAGATGTTGATACGCTGGCTGTGTCTGCTCCTGACGTGCCGGTACCCGTCGCATAATAATCTTTGTATTTGTGATAATGGGAAGGAATTTGTGTCAAACTCAAACTTGTCCCAGATGTTGATACTGTCCCGCCCATATTCGAAATTGATGATGAATCGCCAGTTCCTCCAATTTCTTCGAGAGTCCCTCCATACACAAATCTATCTCTCAGATCCGGAGTACCATTCGAACCGTCACAAATTTTCCATCCAGATGGTATGGTGGCCGCCGATCCTTTCCAAATGCATATTGCGCCGATTGGCAATACTGCCCCCATCAATTCAGACAGTTGATGACCGTCTAATAAATCTGCATCTGCTCCCGACCCATAACCCATATGTCCAGTATGAAAACAGAAGGCATCTGATTCCGCTTTCGTATAATATCGATCATCATGATTATGCGTATTTAAAACATCTTCAAACTCATCATACTGTGTTTCTAAGTGATTGAGAAGTTCTGCTGATATTGCAGTATCTGTCGTCCAATTTGTCTTTGTATATACCATTCTCTCACCTACACCTTCATAATATATAACAGGGCTATATATGGTGGTCGTATGTCTAATTGATCAATCGTCAAATACGAATTTGCATGACTGTGTCCAGTTCTTCCTCCAGTATATGTCTGTGAAGAATTACATGTATAGTATGTTGATCGTGATACGTCCGTTACTGCACTTAACGCAGAGTCTGGCCCAGTCGTCTTACCCGTACTATTTTTTCTATCATAATATGAATGTGTATGTGATGGTAATTCCGCATCTGTTAATATATGCGAATTTGTTGTGAATGTGCAGGTCGGCGTAACATTTTTTGTTCCTCCCGTACTACCATATGCATAAGAACCGCCAGCCCCTATAACAAATCTATCGCGTAAATCCGGCGTACCGTTCGACCCATTGCATATTACCCATCCAGCCGGTACCGATCCCGCATCCCCTTTCCAAATCGCAATTACGCCACTCGGCACCGAACTATTTATAATATTTTGTGCGCTCTGACCGTCTAAAGTTTCAGCAACAAATCCCGATCCACTCCCATCATTATCACTCTTAAAATATTTGGAATCCATCTCGCTCTTTGTATAATACCGTGTTAAATGATCATGCGCATTAAATATACTTAGCATCTCATCATATTGTGTTTCCATATGATTGAGAGCATCTACTTTCTCGGTAGTCGTCATTCCGTACTCTCTCCACGCAGTTTTTGTATAAGTCATACCCACCCCCTCACATTATAAATATTTACTTGGAGTGTTTCGAGTTCACTTTTCTGTTTGACGAATGGAAATTTGCATAATTCGATTCCACTTCCCAAAGTATTTGTTGCAGTATCCCCACCAAACAATCCAACATGCGAAATTTCATACTCATTGCCCTCATTCGCATTAAAAACCGTAATGCAAGTAAGAGTTGTACCGTCATCAGTCTGATAAGTTATGGGCTTTCTGAAGAATTCATTACCGTTTGTATATAGTGCACAATAAATGAATTTGTCGCCTGTTGCAAAACACGGGAAATATGAATCGCTCGGCGTCGTACTGTCTGGGTATATCTGTCTAAATGGATTGGGGAGATCATTCCACTGCCATACTTTCGTAAATTCTTCGAGACCCTGAACGACATCCGTCGACGACATTGTAAGAGACAGTTTTTCTTTGGCGTTCTTCGCAATTTTACAGAAAATGTCCTCCCAAGATTCGTCAACCGGCCCAGAAGACGCTTCCACCTCATAAAAAATAAGACCCTCATTATACGAAACCCGCACAGACGTTATTAAAAAGTCGGTGGAGACATTGAATGCACTCAATGAAATATTTTGGAGTGTTCCGCTCGTAATCTTATCTGTTGTTATATAATTTGCATGATATCCGATCGTTCCATATTCATTTAGAATGCCGCGGGCTGTCGATAATCCCTGTTCATAGTCAGACATATTTGTATCTATGTCGACTCTTTCATATTTGCCGGTCCCAAAACCCTCAGTAAGTTTTCGAGAAGTCAATTCCGCATAATTCGTAACTTTTATGATAAGTGGAAAAGACCCGATATACTCAACTTTCAAAATATCTGAAGAAGATAATGGAGTTGCGCTCTGATCTTGGGTAATTGTATTGTCATCGAGATTCCAATACCAGCTCTTTCCTGTTTCGACACCTTTGATGCCCACGTCCTGTATGACATCATTAACATATATTGTGGGTTCCTGTTTTATTGGATATCCAACTGTGAACGTCTTTTGATTACCATCTCCCTTAAAATATTCCGTAAGTGTGTCCGTTAAGACTTTGGGGCCAATTACATACTGTACATTTCGGTAATTGGGGTTGCCCTCACTCAACTCAAAACTCAATAATTTTGTATAGTCGGTAATATCAAATTCGCTGGAGAACGTCGTCCTCTCAATAAAATATAATTTTTTGTCGTAATCGATGAACCAGATGTAGCCGGAGATGGCTGCCAAAGTATCAAAAATTTCTTTGATGGTTTTGAAGGGGAAGACTGCTCTATCTAATTCTTCGCCATTCAAAATCTCCCCAACTTCTATAGATTCTTCGGAGAGATAATTATTCAAAATGTTTTGGACGATTTGGCCCGCAAAGATATTGCTATCATATGCATATGATATTACGCGTCTCTCTGCAATCACCGTATAATCAATGCCGGACACATCAATTTTTTTGAACGAGTTCGCCGAACCTACCAAACTACTTTTTACAGTATCGACAATTCCGCCAAACGCCAACTCGTCATTCAAAAAAATTTGGATATCCTGTCCTTTTCCAATATTGTATTCTCCATTCCTATCAATTATAGAGAAATTTACGGTCGACCTATGATTAACATCATCATATATTTCAAAAGTGTCCATCAAAACGTGATTTTCAAAAAACATATCAATATATTTGTAGGAGGATATTTGAGACCATGTACTTCCTGAAAAATTTCCCCAAGTATAGCATTCTCCAATATATTTGCCCCCAATATATATTAATGGCATCATAGCTGTATGCCTCTCGACTTCAATCTGTCCGCCGCATACTTAAATAACGACCCCGAAATCTTTTTGCCGTCCAAATACACATTTACTACCACATTATTCTCAGCATTATTAAATTTCGAAAGTGGTAAGACAACTTCGGGCTCCGCTTCTGCAATTAATGCAAGTTGTGGGGTTCGCGCGATCCCTCCGTGCTGATATTTACCAATTTTATAAACTGATCGGGATGTCGTACTACCAATTCTTACGCCAGATCCGGATGGCGTTACGGATGACGACCAAGCAGATGCTGCTCTCGATTGTGCTGCCGAAATCCAAGATGATGATGATGGTAACCAACTATTTGAATATTGTGTAATTTTGGTGGACTCCTTAAAACCGTATGGCGATGATTGAGAAGTCGACTGTGTTAAATTTTGCATAACCTGTTTATAAATTTGTTGAGAAAGTGGAGATTCGTTGGGTTTCCAAGCACCCGATAGATACAAACTTTCGATGAGACCTGGCGTCATACCCGCCATATCGACCTGACAAATTCCTCCAATTTCCGCAAATGCTTGTTCGGCATATAATTGACTTCCTCCAGAAACATTTACTGTGCCATATCCGCCACCACCGCCACCACCGCCTCCGCCACTCATCCCAATAT